CCCAGGTCAAGAAGATAAGCCGGAGGACAACCAATAGAACGGTAATATTGGCCTATCATCCAGTCGCCGTTCTTCAGACAGGTATATTCTTCGCATAACTGCCGAACAAACTTTGCAGGTGCTAACTGAAAAGCCCCTCCGGTATGAGATGTGTATTGAACCTGGTATCCGGCTATCTCAGCCCGTTTAAACACGGTAGGATAGAACTTAGGGTCAATCATCAGGTCGGGCGGTGAAACTGCGTGTGGACCGGCTTTCTCAATGAAATCAACCAATCTCGCAATCATATCCTCGGTGACAGTCTCAACATCATTATCCAGCTTCAGGATATAGTCATAATCCTGCAATTGTTGAACGCCGTAATAGAACGCTGCTGCTATTCCGTAGTTCTTATCCAGAAGTATGCGATATTTGTCCTGTAGCCATTCAACAGTGCCGTCAGTTGACCCGTTGTCAACAAACAAATGAAAGTCAACTCCGGTCTTTGCGTTAAATGATTCCCATGTCCGCTTAGTCAGTTCAAGACGATTGAAGGTAATTGTGATTGCTGCTACTTTTTTACTCATATCGTTATTTTAAAGGTCATACCCTGCTCCGCCTGGAATATGACAGACGCAGTATTCCCCTGCATTTATCTTTTTATAGTTTCTAAATCTCAAAAGTTTCTGATTGAAGTAATGGTCATGAGCATATCCGCGATGACCCCACAAGACCCCCAGTGACTTGCGGTGACAGATATTCGACGTTCCATTTGCCCCTAACCGTTTTATATCGCAGTTACGCGGGATGAAGTCCGTACCGTTATACACCCAGTCATTGAAGTAAGCCCAATCCAAATCACCAATCTCATCAGCTATGCCCTGCAAATGACCGTCACCCCAATAATCATCATTGTCAATGTAAATGATGTATTCACCCGCAGCAAGTTCAATGCCTTTGTTTCGTGGTGCGCCATCCCACCAGGGACGTTTATCAATCTTCACGGCCTTTATTCGCGGGTCATCATAACGGGCGACAATCGCCATTGTTTTCATGCACCCGTCAGCGACAACTATCAACTCCCAATCCGTGAAGGTCTGAGCAATGACACTATCAATAGCCCTCACGATCTTCTCATCCCTTCGTGAAGCCGCCCCGCCGTATTCAGCGAGAGTTGAGGCCATGATAACTGAGAACTTCATCTGTAAATCACGTATTTGTTATGATGTGCTATTGATCTCATGTTCTCGCGGTCTGCCTTTGTTTTCTTCCGGCCTATCATATAACCCGCAACAACCCAATCAAACATTGACAGATCAATTCCGGAAAAGTTACCCATGACCGGCTCAATTGATACAAGTAATTTATTCTTCAGTCCTTCCATTGTCTTTGCCCTGAACATCTTTTCGGGTGATTCAATTGTTGCACCAAGATAAACATTTTCCGGGAATTGAAACTCATGATACCTTTTAGGATTCTTTGTCAAGAACGCGAACTGATGAATATGATTCTCACGCACAACGTCAATCACCGCCTGAATCCATAACCTGTCAACCCACTCACCGAACAAATCAGCAAACGGGCAGACGAATATCACTGAAGGTTTTTTATACTTCTCAGGCTCCGTAAGCGCCTTCACGTTCAATCGCGGTACGTCGAAATTATCAAACATTCCATGACAGTAACAATATTCACAGCCATGCTTGCACCCGATCACCGGCGACCAAGCCCACTGATACCAACCGCGCGAAGGTATCATTCCTCTTCCTCCTGTCCGAAGTTCAGAACCGGCGGTTTAGGTTTCTCGCCTTCCATTTGCTCCATATAAAGAGCAACCTTTTCTTTGACCTTCGCAAGTATGACCTGGTAACTCATCTCATACAGGTCTGGTATCTCCTGTTCAAGTTCATTGAAGATAGATTCAAGGTTAGCATAAAGCGTTGCATTATATTTCGTAGTGAGGTTCTGAGAGATCAGCAGATTGATTGTTTCTTCTTTATATCCTCGGAACGGATTGAATGAGTTTTTAATCCTGATGACCTTCAGATCGTATGGTTGATCGGCATACAGCTTTTCGTTTATGTCATCTTCAATCTTAGCTATTGTTGAAGTCGAGGCGTTTGCATCCTTTGCCTCACGAAGTTCGCGCATCAGTTCCGACATTGACTTGAATTTAAAGTCCTCAGGATATGAATGTTCAACAAATAAGTCTTTAGCAAAATCCGTATAAGTTGCGATATCTCTCACGACAAACTCCCACATCGTAGAAAGCGACCGCGCAAAAGGATTCAAGGTATCGTTAAGGTTATCCAGGTCAAGTACCTTTTCTGTTGCTGTTGCTGCTACCTCTGACTTATCCAATAGTTCCTTATTGAACATCATCAGAAACACATTTGCCCTGAGTTCATTGATGTAGTCCTTTTGAAAGGTCAGCAGATCAATCGGAGGTGCTTTATAGACAAGCATCTTTTCAAGGTCAATCATCATTGTCGGATCGCGCGGCATATCCAGCGTGATAACATCCATTGTAGAGTTATGCACCGGCTCACGGCCTGATCCCTTGCACACTCCGCAAGTATGACCGTCTTTCAACATCCCAGAGCCGCCACACTCGTTACACGGAGTAACGTATTCAAATCTCTGAGGAAAGGCCGTCATCGCCGTAGAAAGGTCTAACTCACTGTCTATTTTGAGCGTCTTGTTCAGATATGGAATCACATCATGAAATACTGACACAAATGTTCTGCCCTGAGTTTCAGCATCGCGTTTGTATCCAAATCTCCGCGCAGGAACTTTCGTGTTCTTAGGCGTGAAAAACTGAATAAAATAATACTTGTTCTCTATTTTTATATATTCTGGATATTCTTGCCCTTCAGGTAAATATAAGAAATTGATCTCAGGCTTTTCAACCTGGGTGAATGTGATTGTATCCATGCCTAAGTAGATAGTGTACTTGAAACCGTCCGCCTCACCGGCTTCGGTCTTATACTTTATCGGGAGTTTTACAACCAGGTATTCAAGTATGTTGTTCTTCATCTCAAACATCACACATTGTTCCGATGTTGCAATGAATGGATAAGGTTTGGCTTTCTCTTTTGCCGGGTTAAAAGCGTCAAACTCAGTAATCAAAAATGCATTAGGATCGATATAGTTATAATCCACAAAAGCATATTCAAAGAACTTTTCAAGTGAAGCATCGCCCCAGTAATGAGAGATGAATTGTTCAAACTCATCCTTTCGTTTCTGGTCGTCTTTGTCGCCCCACGAGATATCCCTCTTTTTTGGCTTCGTGCGTACTGTCTTTTGAAACGGCAGCTTTGTTGAGGCCAGCGTCGGTGGAATGATTGAGTTCGTGATTGTCTTTCGCATCTCAAACTCTTCCGGAGTTTCACGCTTAACGATCTGTTGAAGCAAGTCAGCAACCCCGTCGCCTGATACCATCTTGTAATAAGTCTCGGCTAACTTTGTCACTCGCTCATAATCTCGGTGCGTAAGATTGCGCCGGATTATCTCTGTCAGTTTTAAAAGTCCTTCCTGTTTAGTCATTTAAGTATTTGTTAATTGTTTCGCGTGTTCTCATGTGAGCATCATCCATCGGGTCCGGGGTCTGCATCTTGTTCACTAATGCAACAAGTTCATCAAGGGTGAAGAAATAACCCTCTTCGTATTTGTCATTTGACCGGATGCGATATTCAATCGTTTTCATGCCGTATAATAGTTATTAAATGCCTCAACTATCAGATAATCAAGACCGTCGGAAAGATGACCGTATTTCTGATACTTGTCGCCCGTGACCTTGTCCGTAACGATATGTTTATCTTTCCCGCCGTCAATCGCTTGCTTAACGTACAACATATCAGCAATCATCTTCTTGCACCCCTCGTCAATGCGTATTCGTATCGGCAGTTTGTTCTCGAATATCCTGTTTATGAAGTCGCGGCGTTTAACCAGCGGCGGGTTCCTGGTTACGGTTCTGTCAGACTTGGCAACAAGATAACGCCGCAGCTTGAACTCGACGATCTCGTAATGATGCCGGAAGTCCTTGTTCATTGTTGAACGCGCACGGCCCGAAGCGTCACCGTAATAAAACAACCCCGATTTGTGATTCGGATACCTCAAAACAAGCTCTTCGCATACTTCCTCTGTTGAGTTGCGCGGGTTCTCCAGTGCTATTTCGTCAATGCAATAAGCCCACCATAGGTCATCTTTCTGCTCGAACTGCCATATTGAACATGAGTTATAAGGCACTGAGTTCTGGTCAAAAGATACATGAAGCGGGCGATCAGGGTCATACTTCAGGTTATCTACGTGTTCAATCCTGTTAAACGAAGAATAAAACTCACCCCCTGTAGTGGCAAAAGGATTGCCAAATACTAAGGCGCGGCCACGTTCTTCTGTATTGTTTGCAAGGATAGTGTTTATATAATTCTCCCCAACATTATGAACGTTATGATAAGCCGATGAGATAACAACCTTTTTGTTATTATATTCCTTCTCAAAAAACGTCTTATCCGAATAAATCTTTTCGGTTATCTCATCAACATACTTATCCAGCTCGAACATCTCAGCGAGCCAGTCGGACTTTGCCGGTGACGTAAGACAGTAAAGAGGATTCCATTGCTCATGCTGTCCTCCTTTTGCGGAAGGTTTACCGTCAACAATAAACATCCCTGGTTGTCTCATTCGTGTTATGATGACCTCTTTTACAGCTTCCTCTTTCGTGTCTTTGGTTTCATCCAATAGACACCACGCGAACTCCTTGCCTGAATGAGTTTCGTAATTATCCAAAGAGCCGGTGAAAATCAACCCTCCATTGGCAAATGAGATAATATTCGTAAAGCGGTCAAAGTTACGTTTACATTTAGTCCACATTGCCGGAGGCTCTTTGCCTGAGACATATAATCCTGCGGGATTCTCTTTGCTCCACTCTGTCACTCCGATTGAAGCCCAATATTCACGGATACGAAACAGGGTCGAAGTGTTAAGCTGATCGTATGTATTTGCAAAAATAGCTCCCCTTACGTCTGGGAACTTAGAAACAAAGTTGATTGAGAGAACACCACCTAAGAAAGTTTTACCCGACCCCGTCCCAGCCAGAAACAGATTTATCGCTGCCGTCGATTTGAGTATCGACATCTGAGGCTTTGATAATATCTGTTCTACTTCATTCATTGGTTTTAATAATCACATTAGGCAAAGTCGGTAAATTGACGTTGTGATCTATTTCCTGTTTGTCTGACCATCCAAGATTCTTTAATGCGAATATAGCTCCGGTGCAGTTGTTTTCATGCAACTTTTGCTCATACATCATTTCGATCTTTGTCTTGGCTATTTTTATTGTGTCAAAATACTCATCTCTGTTTTGATAGTCTAAAAGGCTCTGACGTGATGAGAATCCAAGAAATAAAGCAAGTCCGCAGATTGTAGGAGTCGGCACTTCATAACGTGTTCCTGTTACAGTGTATTTAATCATTTTCTCACAGCCGTCATCAAAGTAAGCATCAATCATTTTCTGCATTTCTTCTGGTGACTTAAATGCAAGCGGCCTTCCTCCTTTATTCCCTACTGCAAATTTATTTCCTTTTGGTGCTGCCATACCTTATGATTTCATACTGCAAAGTTAAGCAATATCCGGTTCACTGAATCCATAGTAAATTGCGCCTGTATGTCCGACAATCATCAACTTCTCTGCTATTGTCGTCACTTCATCTTTAAACGCAAAGATTTCAAATGAGTTGCAAACTTCGTCAATGTCATCTGTCGTGATTACTCTCTCTGCACTTATGTTGTAAAGCCGCGAGAGTGCGACGTAAATGTTTTTTATCTCATCCATAACTTGCCCCTTCTACGTTAATGCCGGTTATTGTCAAAATGCAGAGGTTTCGGAGCGTTCATGTGCGTTCTCCCCATTTCGACAATCACAAACCTATCAACCACACGGTCTAAGGTCATCAACCGAAGTTCAAGTAATTCAAGATTCTCATAAAACATAAAGCA